CGGTTTCGAACTGGTTGAGTATGAGGCGGGTACCGATCCTTTAGATGGTTTCTGTATCCTAGGTTTCGATGAGATCGGAATGTTTTGTAAGAATCCTCGTTATGCATTTATTGGAGGTGCCGCATGAATTTAATCGGTCAGAAAGTCGAAGGTAACTGGGGTGCCATGTACCCCATCGCACACGGTCTAATCGATCGTCAAGTTGGTCGCGACAGTGTCGAAATAAAATGGGAAGACGGTTACCGTGAAGAGGTTCGAGTTGATGATATTCATGAGCTTGGATACCGTAGTCCTAACGGTTCACCCATTGGTATATTTTTTGGAGAAGTAGCATGATAGATTATATTTCTTGTACTGAAGACGGCTCTGAGATTCGTCTTTACGATGAACACGAGATGCGCCCTGTGTGCGAATCGAACAACGTTGCTGAGTTGGTCAATGCATATTTGAAGTATGGTATTGCTCCTCAAGTGATGGGTTCCTCAGATTGGTTCGAGGCACCGTTTGCGTCTGCTCGCGAGTACACCATGAAGAAAGTCTACAAACTAATCTAGGGAGAGACAATGCCTAAGATCGTTAAACTGAATTATGACCGAAAGGTCCGGTACCTTTACGACAAGGACACCGAAGAGTGCAACCGACTCGCTAATGAAATCATGGACCACTACGGTCAGTTCTTAGAAACTCCACACGGGTGGTGGATGGAAGATATCACTCGTTTCCAAAAGGAGTTGAGAAACTGCGGTCTTTCTGTGAATGAGTTCCTTCGAAAAGAATTTGTGATGCCGAAGAAAACTGCGGTCAAACCCAAAAGGAAGCCGCGTAAAACTGTCGCAGCCAAAAAACCTGCCGTGACCAAAAAGAAAACTCCGGTCAAGAAAAAGACGCCTTCTAAGAGAAAAAAGGTCACATAGGCCCTTGACTCTAATACTCACTGTGGTATAATAGCTACATAAAGTCAAAGAAGGAAGAGAAATGAAGATCAGATGCATTGGATTAACGATTACCACTAATCAAGAGATAGTTAGAGACTTCGAAATCTTAACGTCTAATGAAGATGAGATGGTGACTACATGTGGCCACGTTATAGACATGTGGTCGGGTGATAAAAGTGTAACTTCCTCGAAGGGAAGACGCATAATGCACACAATGTCCTTTGATATAATTTAGAGAGAGAGATTTATGGGTTATCGAGTTTGGAATGAAAAATACCGTCACTACTACAGTGATGCTATCAAAGTGATGGATGAAGAAATCGCATACAAGTATTATCAGTATGCAGTTCGAAAGAATTCTCATGGATGGAAAGATTCTGAGAGGAGCAAGACTTATAATGCAGAATGGAAATTCGAAGCCAACTACCCTCACGTAACAAAAGAACTCACATTAAAAGAGTGTCGGACGTTTGCAAAACGTGTACTAAAATCTAAATTGTGGGAGAATTTCAATCATAAAAATGATCCAGCGATTGGACTGAGATCTGCATGTAAGACTGTCCGGATAGAAAAGATGAGATCGAACTCTTTATCCGGAGTCTGCTATAGGGAACTAATTCGATTGAGTGAGAGTGGCATGAACAAGTACGTTGTCTTACATGAACTCGCACATGCTGCTGGATTTAGTAAACATGATTACCGATTCCGTGAGTGCCTGATTCGATTGGTCTCAAGATTTCTAGGCCGCGAGGAAGCTAAGGCGTTGAAGAAATGTTTCCGTGAAAAAAAGTTACGAGTTTCCAGACCTATCATCAAATCACCTGAAGCATGGTTGAAAGCTTGTCAACGTGCTCCTATAAAAATTGTCGCATAAGGAATTCAAATGAATGAAATAATGGAAGCACACGATGAGTTAACTAAAGATTTGGAGAGAGTCCTCTACTTAATGGAAGATGATAATTATGAAGAACTGCCTGATTATCTAAAGGAACCTCTAGTCAAGAATAGGAATCGTTTGGAGATGTTGCTCGAAGTTCTGGAAGAAGATCCGTTATATGAAAGGATTGTTTTATAACAAATTGGTCTAAGAAAAGTGTTGACTTTTGTTATCAAAACATCTATAATACTTGTATTGAAATTGAGAAGAGGAATGATTTATGAAAGGTTTGTCTGAAACTGTTTTTAGTCTTGTTGCTGTATCCCTTGTCCTTGTTTATTGTACTGCTGTTATTGATATGCCCGATGTTCATGTTAGTAATATGACTGGAGAGTGTGTCAAGGTTATCAACTATGCTGAGAACGATAGCTACACGTGTGAAGTTCTTCCTACGAAATACAACCATGTGTGGGTGAAGTAATGGAACTGGTTTACGACATAATCGGTTTTGGTTTGTTTGGGTTCCTCGCTTTGCTGTTATACGTCAACCTACACATGGAAGAAGAGAAAGAACTGGGAGAGCGCATACCATTGATGTGGGAAGAGGGTGGTTGGTTAAGAACTTTTTGGAATACCCTTATATCAAATCGGTCTAAGAAATAGCTAAAAAAGTGTTGACTATTATTCAGAATTTGGTATAATAGCTACATAAATTAATGAGAGAGAAATTTGTTATGGCATATGTAAGTCAAGAAGATAAAAAGAAATTAACCCCCGCGATCAAAGCGGTCCTCAAGAAGTACAACATGAAAGGCACTCTTGCCATTCGTCATCACAGCATTTTGGTGTGTAACATTAAGAGTGGTGCTCTCGATATCATCGGAGCGTTACCTGTCAGTGAGTACGGTCCTCGTGACTACGTTCAGGTCAATCCGTACTGGATTGCTGAAAACTACGACAACGAAGAAGTTGTTGCGTTCTTAACTGAGTTAAAGGCTGCTATGGAAGGGCCTGACTTCTTCTGTGAAGACGACAGCGCGACTGACTATTTCTTCAGAAGTCACTACATCGACATCAACGTCGGACAGTTCAACAAACCTTATCAGTTGGTGGCATAATATGACTTTTAGACGTTGGTGTGATCTAATGTGGTTCGAGCACTGTGATGAGGTTGAACTCTACACAGGTAAACGTCCAGACTACAAGGCAAAGGATTACTTTGCAAAATACAAGTGGTTCCTGAAACGTGAATATTTACATGCAATTGCTAAAAAAAATTAAGCAAAGCCCTTGACAAACGTTTCAAAAACAGGTACAATGGCTACATAAACTAATGAAGAGAGAGATTTAAATTATGTTCTACGCAAAACCCAAAATGTCAAACAATCACCATGCACAGACTTTCGACACTGTCGAAGCTGCTGTTCAGTTCCTTAACAACTACAACGAGTTAGGTCCAGACTTCGTTCAAGAAGGTTACTCTAACGACGTTTCTAAATTGCAAGCAGAAGACTTCTGGTTGGTCGGTAAGTTGGTCGGTCCAGTTGGTACTGAATTCAAGAACAATAAAGTTGTTAAGGCTAAGTCATGAGTACTGTAGCGTGGTTCGCCACTGGCGAGATTGGTGAGGCAGTTCGTGATGTCATGGATTCTTTCCTTGATGATGTCATCGACTCTACTACTGCAATAGCGACACTATCTTCGATGGGTCTGAATAACGATGAGATGATGAGTCTTATCGAACAGGAACTCGAAGCTCAACAAGCAACATTTCACTAGGAATATTGATATGGGTATAATTGCAAACATTTATCGAGCAGATAACCGCGACTCTTCTGCTGGTGGTATGAGTTCACGATTCACTGAAGTGACTATAGTGAACATCGAAGGTCCTTTCGAACCAACTGTGGGTCGCCCTGCGGTCGAGTTGGTCGATGGTTACGCTCGCGGCACCTGTTTCGTACGTCCAACCTATCTATGTGAAGAACGTCCGATGATGGGTGGTACGTTCGTCGCTACTTCTGACAGTCGTTTTAGAAACAAGGTTCGTGAGATTACTGGAGCTGAGTTCTCCGGTGCGGTTCCTTTTCATGATCGAGTGGAGTTTTAATGTTACGACATAACGATAGCTGTACCGAACTGCTCACCATTCTGCAAGAAGAATGTGCCGAGGTCATTCAAAGAGTGTCGAAGGTAAAGCGGTTCGGTCAGGATCAACACAACCTGTCTCTACTTGCTAAAGAGGTCGGCGACCTTGTTTGCATGATTGAGTTGTTACAACAATGGGAAGTAGTGTCGTACACTGCGGTTGAGGAGGCGCGAACAGAAAAGTTGTTCAAGCTTCGTACTTGGTCTAGTCTATTTGATTATGACAGTGATGACAACTATGACGCTAGTGTTAGGTCGGAGAACTGAAATGAAGTATGCCGAAAATGTTGATGTTGCAGAATCACCCAGTTATGAGATGTCGACCTATGTTCATAAGGTTGCACAGTTTCTAGGAATCTCTACCATGCCTGGCCACGTCGAGCTAGAATTCGTCAATGACCTAGGTACGTTCGCTGGACTAGTTGACGGCGATGAGGATCAAGTTGATATCTCTATCGCTGAGTACTTCGAAGGCAAACGGGTCGATGAGAAACAAATGAAAATCAACATTGCCCATGAGATGATTCATGCAGTACAGATACTAAGTGGTCGATTGATTCATACTGGACTAACTCTGAATGAAGGTGTGATGTCCTATAAATGGATATTTGATGGTCAAGAGTATGAGAATATGAAGTACTGTGATCAGCCATGGGAAAACGAGGCATATGACAATGAAGAAGAAATCTACCAAGCGGTCGAATCCGGTCGCGAAGTATGCGAGGCGATTCAATCGCGCCTCTACCCACGTCGACCGTAAGAAGGAGTCGAAGAAACGCGGTCAGTTAACCAAAGATGAACTGTATCCAAATAATGGATTCTAGCCACTTGACAACCCCCTACATATAAGGTATAATTATGGCAGTAAGTAAAGAAGTACGTTACGCAATGGTTCGTGCGGCAGCACTCAAGGTCCAGAAGCGTAGTAAGGTTCGCAAGTCAAACCAACGTCTAGCGAACGAAGTAGTAGGTCTTGATCGTCAAGACTATAAATCCGATGTACGCTGGGGAGATGAAGATAAGTTCGTTAACACTCTCTTCTCCGATGTCCATCAATCAACCCAAAACGAGGAATGGAATTAATGTCCACACCAATGCCTGAGAACCTAATTGATTTAGGTCAATATACTCGTAACGATGTAGAGCTCATCTCGCGTGAGTTTTTGCGTTGCGTTTATCTAGATACTCTAGAATCTTTTGGTAAAGATTATGCGAGTCTAGATGAAGAGGATGAGACGCGTAAGAACGTTCTCGCTACACTTGAAGCATTCGAACACACCATTGCAGTACTAGATGGTAGCGAAGAGTTTCTTGAAGCAGTACACTCAGAAGCGTCTAATGAAGAAGCAACAGCGGAGGACGCTGAATTTGAACGATTCTAAGGAGGAGTCGATGTTTAATTATGATAATATTGTTGACCAACTTCGGTCTAACGTACTTCAGGTAACATTTAGTAAGGTCAATGGTGAGGAACGCATTATGCCTTGCACTCTCCAAACTGATTATATGCCTGAACTATCGGAGGCTAAGGTCAATCAAGTGGATGACTTTTCTGTAAATAAGTCTGTGATTCGAGCATTCGCAATCGACAAACAATCATGGCGGTCATTCCGCGTTGATAATGTCAGGGCGATTGAGGTAATCAATGGATGAGACTACAGAAGAGAAGTTCATAACCAAGAAATCATTCTCTGCGATGATCGAGAGTTTCGTATTTCAAAACAGAATGTCGTACATGGATTCTATTGTACATCTCTGTGAGAAGAACGGATTAGAGCTGGAAGACATCAAGAAGTACTTGTCTCCAACTATCGTCGAACATCTTGAGAGTGAAGCACGTCAGTTGAATTTTCTGCCAAAGCAGAACACACTAGACGTATAAATAGTTATACCCTTATGGGTAATTTCATACATTGTTTATATTTAAGTTTATATTTAAGGAAATATTATGTCTTTTGCAAATCTAAAGTCCAAGTCTATGGACATCTCCAAACTTGTCACTGCCGCTACCGAAGCGTCAGGTCAGACAACTAACACCAACAAATACCAAGACGATCGCAAGTGGAAACCAACTGTTGATGAACAGGGTAATGGTTACGCCGTGATTCGTTTTCTTCCTGCTACGGAAGGTCAAGATCTTCCGTGGGTACGTTACTGGGACCACGCATTCAAAGGCCCAACCGGACAGTGGTACATCGAGCGTTCACTAACGACTCTAGGTCAGAACGATCCATTAGGTGAGTTGAACTCACGTCTATGGAACTCCGGTATCGAAGAGGATAAGGAAACTGCACGTCGACAGAAGCGTCGTCTACACTACGTTACTAACATCCAAGTTATTAATGATCCTTCTAACCCTGCCAACAACGGCAAGACTTTCATCTATGAGTTTGGTAAGAAGATCTTTGATAAGATTATGGATCAGATGCAACCAGAATTTCCTGGCGAAGAACCAGTAAACCCATTCGACTTTTGGGCTGGCGCTGACTTCGAACTGAAGATCCGTAATGTTGCGGGATATCGTAACTATGATAAGTCAGACTTCAAGTCTCCTTCTGCATACCTAGGTTCAGATGAGACTAAACTTGAAGCGGTGTATAACACACTATATGACTTAAACGAGTTTGTAGTACCGGACTATCCGAATGCACACGACGCCAAGTGGTTCAAGACTTATGATGAGTTGAAGAACAAGTTGGAGACCGTACTAGGTCTTGCAACTGGTGTTGGTGCAACTATCAAGAACGAGGCACTTGCGCAGACTGCTGAAGCGGCACCTATGCGTGAGGCGTCAGAACCGACTGTGGTATCTTCTCCTGCTGTTGAGGCTGCACCTTTGGTTGCAGCGGAAGCGGACGATACACTGTCTTACTTTGCGCAGATGGCTGCGGAGGACTAAAAATGGATACTAATATGATTATTCTAATCCTAGCGGGATTAGTCGCATTTGGTCTGATCTACCGATCAGTATCAAGTAAACCGGAAAAGACAACGGGTGGGGGTACTTCCCCTACCACTCCGACTCAACCAGATCAGTCTGAGTTGATGTCCTTAACAAAGGCTCAATTGGTTGAAAGGGCTAGTGATCTTGGAGTGTCTGTACCTAAATCTGCCAACAAGGCAAGGATCGTACAAACGATTATTAATATGTCCAATCCAAACTAATTGATTGTTTGGTAGTATTTGGGAGTCTTCGGACTCCCTTTTTTTTATCTACCAAATGCTAAAATGTTTGGATCTGCACCGTCAGTTGAAGTGACTCCGGTATGTACATGAGTTTCACCCCCGCCTCCACCTGAAGTGTTGGTTGAATTGTTACTGTTATCCTGTATAATTATTGGATTGTCGCTTGTTTTATTATTCTCTTTTACTGCTTTATCCAATTCTGATCCAGTCATAGGTTTCACTGCGGCCGCATCTCCCTTCAGTATCGTTTCTCCCTTCAGTATATAATCAAACCCCTTGGCGTTTTCCGACCCAGCTGCAAGTAATGCTAAATTTTTAGGAGCAAGTGTCTCTAAAACTCTTGCTATTATATCTCCCAACCATTCCCTCAGATCTTTAAATGGTTTATTAATAGCAGTAAAGATACCTACAATTCCCTCGATGAAATCTCCAGATATTAATTTTTTAAATCCACCGATGAGATCTCCAAATATATCACTTGCATAGGTACCTATACTTTCAATTACACCAAATAATTTTTCGGATAATACCAAGTACATATCACTAAAACTAAAAGAGGAGAGATATTCTTGAATTCCTTCGAACCCAAGTTTTCCAGAAATCCATCCAATTGCGCCCTTAACCATATCCAATAGATCAGTAACAAAAAATGTAAACAAGTCGTCAACTAAATTTTTAAATGTGTCAAATATTCCAGATCCGCTTTTTATGCTATCGAATACTGACTTAACCGACACTATAATTCCTGCGATAGGATAAAATAATCTACCGGCAAGACCAGCAAAGGTTTTAAAAATACCGGAGAATTTCGACAGATATCCACCAACAGACTTAAATGTTTTTGTAATACTTTCAATAATTTTTCCTATAGGTCCTTTACCTTTACCCCCAAATAAGTCCTTCATAAATTGCAAGGCTTTACCTAATCTACCGTCTGGATTAATAGTGAATGCATTTTTTAAAGTTTTACCTACACTAGAACCTATCTCCTTTATCCTAGTTCCAAGATTTTTTATCCCCTCAACGAAACTAATGAAAAGTCCTTGTACGGGACCTAGACGATTGGCTATGCCGCCCAGTAACTTTGTAACAGGGGTTAGATATGCCATGAAGGAACCGAAGGCAGCGCCGAGAGATGCGGCTAAGAGACCACCAATAAGTCCTACGGATCTTAACATTTCTCCTATTCTAAGACCTTCCTTTTTTGGCTCCGACTCATTCTTATCATCCTTTTTAGACTCTGAAAGAGCACGGATGGCATCTAACAAATCATTCTGCCATTGTTGTTGCTCTCTCCGTTCTTCTAAAGAATCTCCTGTGGCGACAGGGTCTGGTCGAATCGGACCTACGAATGACGGATCTGGAGCTCTTTCAACGACTAAAGAATCTTTTTCAACAGAAACGCCCTTTTGCAGTTTGCGTCTAATGTAACCAAGATGACCAAACATTTGACTAAGGATATTTTCGCTACGACCAGTACGCATGACAACGTCTTCCATAACAGCTATCAATCTGTCAGAATTATCAATATTCAATCTGTTCTGGTCGTATTGTCCCGATCTAACAGATGCCATTTTTTGGTCAACTGATTTTAAGTTGTCGGACACTTCTTTGAGAGTAGACATTTATTATCCTTGTTGTTTCGCCCTTTCGTTTTTCTCTTTGATGTCTTCTATCAACATCATTAAGTAGATCTCTCTCTCCCACGGAATCATTGTTTCGACCTCTTCCAGTGAGTAATTAAAGTTGTTAAGAAGCTGGAAGTTAACTTGATAGTAATTTGTCAAGTTATCATGAGAGAGATTTACTAAAAAAAATCATCCATCCCCTTTAGTGTTCTTTCATTCGCATGGCCACAAGACGTACATTCAAATTTAACATCTTGTGTTACGCTAGGAACCGAATTGATAAATTCAGATACTTTCGCAAACTGATCTGAAGTCATAGAGTCAATGAATTCTGACACGTCTTCTTTTGACTGATCATTCATAGAGATTCGCTCTTCGTCTGTCAACACTGCTTCCATACAAACGACTAATAACTCCCATAGACCCTCTGTCGTTGTTTCGGTAGACAACAATGAATCATTGTTCAAGAACTCTTCATATGATGGATAACGCATCTGTATAGAAACACTATCAGTAATTTCGATCAGATTATTTGTTGTCTCCCCACTCATCTTAATGTCATCAAGCTCAACCGAAACCTTATTTGCTTCACCGCATTCACTACATGATACCTGAATATCTGCGGATTCGCCTACCGACTTGGCACGAATTTTTGTAAATAGATAGTCTACATCGAATGTAGTCAATGTACCTTCCAAAGGTTCTTCAACACAAGCGTCGATAGTTCGCAATATCGCACGTACCATATCTTTGCGCTCTTGTGTTTCATATGCAATCAGGAGGTTTTTCTGTTCCTTTACTAGGAAAGGTCTAAATGTAGTCTTCTGTCCTGTAGACGGTACTTCAATGCTATAACTTGGGTTTTCATTCAGTTTTGGTAATGCCATGATTTATCCTATAATGTATATTAAATTAATCCACCTAGATTTATATTGATACTAGGATCAAACAACTCTCTTTCATCCTTGATTACTTCATAGTCGGTATATGAAAGTTGTACAGTACACTCGACCAATTGACCGTCATTAGACAGTGGGATTGCTGCAATAGATGTTGGAAACGCCTCTATTAGTTTTACACTGTATATAGACTTATTTCCCACATCTAGATTTATATCAAATGGACCTATATCGAATCCAAATCTTGCTAAAGGTTTTTGTAGTTGGCGAATGTTGACATCAAAGGTGTAGTTGTTCTTATAGTTAACCTCACCTCTTTTTATGTCGGTGTATATTAACTTGGTCCATTCATCAAAGTATCTACGGACACCATAGTCATTCAGCACATAGAAAGTCATCGTGACATCCTCTACACCAAATCCATTCACCACCTTCTCTTGAAATATACCGACTGTCCTATCCAGGCTCATCATTTGACGGCCAGGCAGACTTACCTCTTTACATAAGACATTAAGTGTGTCCGATGAGGTATTCTTATCCAAGGTAGGTAGATTGACCGCGAACTGGTTCGCCATTGCGATACCATTCTTTGCTATCAGTTTACTTTTTAACTCTTCTATTCCTGCCATTTCTATTCGCCTATCATCTGTTTAGAGTCGTAGTAGACCTTCTTAGAGTTTGCCTTACGGAAGTCTGCGGTCGGTAGGAATGTAGCGATCTCCCACTCTGGTGCAGGTACCATTGCGAACTTACTTTGTACGTGTTCATTCAAATAATGTTTGAAGCACGGTTTAAAGTACTTCAACTTACTTGTCTTGACCAACAACTCATACGACATCTTGAATCGAGTAGAACTGTTGAACTTAGTATTCGTGGTGATATCCATCAACGCATCCAACATCTTCGCACGTAGGATAGGTGGAAGGTAGTGTAGGTTCAACCCATAGAACCCACCTTCTGCCGGACCTACTACGACGACTAATGGAAATGTGTCATAGTACGGTAATGTATCTTTATGTTTCGGATCGTAGAAAAACATGTACATACTACCAACGATTTCTTGACCCGTTTGCTTCAACGGATCTTCTTTCATCAAGGCCTCGCGCTTGATACTGCGCATATTCTTGATCTTCTTACGAAACCATTCTCGCGATTCTTTGGTACGAGGAGTAATACCCGCACGGAACGCTTGTAGTTCTAATCGTTGAAATATGTTAGACATGTCGCTACCGTAAAAAATTCGTACTTCTATTTATACCGATTTTTTCTTCTTTCTGAACGGCGGTAGTTTCTTTAGTGGTTTTTTAGTACGCATACGTTGGGTAGACTTGGGCATGATACCCATTGCGGTGAGTTCGTTCTCTGTCCATATCTCAAAGTGATACCCTCTATCCTTTGCGTATTCGGATGCTGCCTTCCACTTGGATTGGTTCTTGACGTACGTCATACCCTCGTTCAATAGAGTGTGACGGGACTTTCCCTGCTTGCGTTCAGGACGTAGGGTCTGCTTATGGGGTTTGACCTCGACCAGTACAACACGTCCAGACTTGTACTTGATAACGAAGTCCATGAAGTATCGATGCGGCTTCTTATCAGTCTCACAGATGTAGGGGATTACCAACTCTTCGGACATCCATTGTACCACGTCCAGACTGTCATCACACCATTTCATAACGTGTCGTTCCCACCCCGAACGGTAGACGACATTGTCCACGTCCCCAGCATACTTCTCTGGGTTCTTTGGTTTGAACCGTCCTTTATATGTCTTCACGTTTTAATAACACCATGTGGTTCATACGATCGGTAGCAGGGTACGTGAACTCACGTTCTATTTCGTATGGAAAGTCTGATTTGGATAGAAAATGTTGTACCAATCTTTTTGGATTAGGTGAGTCTATCTTCTCATCCATTGACAGTCGGCCGACGTAGTCGTCGAATAGAATGTACTTGGGGTGTGATTGTTGACATAGGTTCAAGTCCCGTGACATACCATCGATGCTGTGATCGCCATCAATGAATATCATATCATAGTGGGACACCTTAGATGGGTCGAGATCGTGTGAACTCATGTGAGTGAACTCGAACCTATCGGGGTACATATCAATGAGTTTATTAGCGTTGACCGCTGTATGGTCGTATTGGCATATATCAATCGAATGATATTTAAGCGAGGTGTCGGTGTTTAGAAAAACGTATGCGCTGTGTCCGTAGTTGAATCCTATCTCCAAGATGTTTTTGGAACGAGTCATCTTCAATATTACATATACCATTCGGCAGGTCATGTCGTTTGGTATAACATGACCTTCTTCATAAGGCGGCCATCCATCGGTAAGGAATTTGGTATCGTTTACTAAGTTCATTGTTTTTATGTATAAATAGTCAAACAGTATTTATAAACATAGGTTCACCCTCATGGCTATACTAGAATTTTTGTCGGAAATATTCGATCTATCACCCGAAGAAAAAACCGAAGCAGCAAAGAAAGAAGAACAACCACAGAATGTTGCTGATAAAGCTCCATCTAAATTAATATTTCCTGTCCATTCTCAAGACAGGTATGGCGCAAGCATATCCTTTAAAATATTTGAGATAGTCCCGCCGGGTCTTACTTCTAGCGCTGCAGATGTTGCTTCTACTCTACAGGGAGATGAAGAATATAGAAAGTTATTAAATGAAGAAGACGAATTAAAGACTAAGAGAAGGGATGGAGAACTAACCGACGCTCAGTACGAAAGAAAGTCTAAAGAAAATAAGAAGGCTATTGATAACAGATTCGTCGAGAAAGGGGGTGAGTTATCCTTTACTAGTAGTGAAATGAGAGACACCGATGAATCTGTAAAGTTGTATTTACCTGTATCACTGCAACAAAATGACGGTCTTAATTATGCAACACCTGAACTGGGTGCTATAGGTGCTGGACTTGCCCAACAATTCAGTGGAGGTAAAGGTATCCTAGGAGCCTTAGCGGACACCGCATCAAAAGGAATGACGGGAGTCATGGATTTTGCTATGGGTAACCTATCTGGTGCTCAGGCAGCACTTGCGATGAACAAGATGGCAACGAGAATAGGTAAGGCTGGCGGAGTTAGCGCAGAGGCGAATATGGCATCATCTCTAGTGGGTGGTGTAACCGTGAACCCTAACGTACGTGCATTATTCAAGGGTGTGAACATAAGAGAGTTTTCATTCGCATTCAAATTTATTGCAAAGAGTGCTGAAGAAGCAAAGGCAGTCAAGAAAATTATTCGAAGATTTCGTATGTATGCCTATCCGGAATCAATTGATGTTGGTGGTGTTAGTGCGGGTTATAAATTCCCACACATGTTCGAATTAGATATTATGTATCAACCGAAAGAAGGATCTCCGGTTCGTGTTGGTAATCGAATGAAAAAGTGTTACCTAAAGTCAATCGCTACTAACTACAATGCCAGTAGTATGGCATTTCACCCAGACGGTCAACCTGTAGAAATCGACCTATCATTAAACTTCGTCGAAGAGAGAACACTGACCCGCGCAGATATTATGGAGGATGATGGATACTAATGTCATATTTTAAGAATTTCCCATTAAGCTTTTATTCCTTTGGCGACAGCGAAGAATCGGCTGTTGTCCAAAACATCGCAACCTATGTTGATATACTAGATGATGTTAAAGGTAATTCAGCATTCTATCAAAACTATTATGTTCAAGGTGGAGAAAGACCAGATCAGACTGCGTTTACTTTATATAGAAATCCTCATATGCACTGGACATTTTATTTAATGAATGATAAGATACGTGAACAGGGTTGGCCTCTAGAATATAGCGGTGTTGTAGAAAAGGCAAAATCGGATTACTCGAACTTTACTATAACAACCACCGGACCTATACACGATACATTTACTATAGGCTCTACCATAACTGGGGGTGATAGTAACGCGACGGGTACTATTGTACATAAGAACTTGGACCTAGGTCAAATCGTAGTTAAGTTATCAAGTGCTTTAGAATTCCATGTGGCCGAGGTTGCCATATGTGAGGGTGATATGGTTACTGTAACTGGGGCGTCCAAAGAATATCTTGCAGCGAACCATTATGTACTTAATAATGAAAGAGTCGATCTTGATCTAAGTAATATGAGTGTTCCTTTAGGTGCAGTTCCAAAAACCAATCTAGATTTCTATATTGAAGAAAATGATAAGTTGAAACAGATACGTGTTATTAAACCGTCGTCTATCAACACTATTCAAACATTGTTTAATGAAGCATTGAGATCGTAATGAGTGATAAAGCCCCAGCAGAACAGGACTTTTCTGATAACCTTTCTATACAGCGTGTATTACTTGAAACTTCTGCTTCTAAACCAACTATTGAGATATCCAGTACAACTAGTGGGATAGACATTTTTGAACACCTCGACAAACCTTATCTAACTGCCGCACTGGCATACGTTGATCAAGAAGATATAATTGGATCATTAGATATTTCAGGTGGTGAGAAAATTACTATAGATCTGAAGAGTATGCAGAACAGTTCAACACGAGTTGTTTCCAAAACATTCTTTATTGATAAGATAGTCAGCGCTGATAAGACATCGGATAATGTAGAGATGTTCGTCTTTCATCTGATCGAAGATATCGGATACCTATCTAACCTACACAATTTGAATAGATCCATGAGTGGCAAGCCTAGTGCTATTATCTCGACTATATCTAACGAGTTCTTTTCAAAAGATATTAAGAGTTCATCTACTGACTTTCAATCAATGAAGGTCATTGTACCTAACTTAACTCCGATAGAGGCTATGTGTTGGATTAAGAACCGCGCATCGACCAGTGACGGGTATCCATTTTATTTGTACTCGACCTTAGTAGATAAAGAGTTAAACTTCAATGATCTCCGAAGCATGATGACAGGAATAAAAATAAATCCAGATATGCCTTTCACCTTTTCAGAAAGCGCATCTGGTAATGATGAACAACCTACAGTCGCTCGCAATAGAACAATAATGAGACATCAAGCTAAGAACACCAACAATATATTTGGATTGATTCGCGAAGGTATGGTAGGGTCCAAGTATTCTTATGTAGATGTAACTAAGAATAAGGTTGTAGACTTCGATTTTAATATCGATAATGAAGTTGTTAAGTTACTAAGACAAGATAAAATTGTTAATAAGGGTACTCCTATATTTGATAGTTCTAGGCTAGATGATACGAAGGGTGATATTACTAGCAGAAAGATCACACAGATAGGCGGTACAAACGCATACGATACACAAAAGTCTTACATGGAAAGTGAAACCAGTGGACAGTATAAACTTAATATCGTCAATCGATCAATGGCGTATATGTTGACTAATAATAAGATAGACATAATCGTTGACGGTGTTGAATTCCTAGACGGAAACGCGAACAAGACTATCGGTAACAAGATCGATATACGGTTTTTACGTAATACCAACACTGAGCAAAAAGACAGAATATATGATAGAAAGAAGTCGGGTGATTTTTTAATCTTCGCATGTAAACATACAATATCCCCAAGAACATATACACTAACTCTATCTGCTATGAAACTATCTAATGGAGAATTGTTATGATACCTAAAAGTTTTGTTGAGTATTATGGAGACCATACACGATGGTTCCTAGGTACCGTGGTCGATATCTTTGATCCACTGAAACTAGGACGTGTTAAGGTCAAAGTGCACGGTGTATACGATGAGATCAAGGATAAAGATTTACCTTGGGCACAAGTGACCATTCCGGTTACAACAGCAATACATGAAGGCAAAGGACAGAATCTTGGTATGTTAGTGGGTACTCAGGTTTTTGGTATCTTCTTGGATGGTCAGAACTCTCAGTTGCCGTTGGTTGTGGGGTCGATTCCGAAAGAAGATGACACAAACGAGAAGGCATTGAATGCATATCCGTACAATAAAGTGTATGAGACTGAGACAGGTCACTTTAAAGAATATGACGATTCTTCAAATGGGCGTATCCGTGAAGAACATAGGTCAGGTACATACTATGAGATGCAAGACGACGGTAGTCGTGATACCACCATACAGGAGAATGACGTTCTACGGGTCAAGGGTGATATAGAGATCAGAGGAGATAAGGACGCTAACATAACTATTAAAGGTGATTGTAATATAATTGTCACAGGTGACGCGAAGATTTCTGCAAATAATGTAACAGTACGGGCGTCCGATAAAATATCCTTATCCGGAACTGTTGTTAAAATAAACTCATGACTAGTTTACCTTGTGGTGGTGGGAACCTACCCACTAAAGCAGATTATGTTAATATGATGAATCAGATCTCTAAGATCCCGTCGGACTTGGAGAGTATGCTAGTGGACGCACAGTCCCAACTGGAAGCACAGAAGACAGAGACACTAGACCAAATAGAAGATCTCAAACGTCAAGCGAGAGAGGCTGAGGGTGACGCACGTGCGCAACTAGACGCAGAGATTGAGAAACTAGAATCAATGGACATTGGTCTGGAGATTCAGAAAGAAATAGAAGATCAGATAAAAGAGATTACCGATACGATAGAGGGAGTTGGTGATCTACTGGCCCCGTGGTGGCAGAAAGGTCAGGTACGAGATTGGGAAAAGGAAGCGGAAGACGCATTCACTGAACTCATACAGGACTACCATATATTCATTCCCATGAAGATCATGGAACTTATCAGTGCAATCATACCAGTGACATTTACTGTGCCTATACTTGGACTATCCATAGATGTTTTGAAAATATCTACCGCTGAAGAACAAGAGAGACTCAAGGCACAGATTAGTGGAGACACCGAAGGGTTCCGCGCAAGTCTACAGCAACTGAAGGATGATTTTGAAAGTGGTAAGTTAGAACAAGATGCCTATGACTCTGCGATGGATACGCTACAGGAAACGAAGAATCAAATCGTTGATACCTTTTATAGCTTAGTTCCAGCCGAGTACCAATACTTCAACGGTGAGTTTGGTGTGGAATGTGGTGAGTGGAAGGCAAAACTAACATGGTCTTATATCAAGAACGAGATCATGGCGTTTGTTACCGGATCATTATTTGAACTGTTCGATAAATTAATCGGTAAGTTCAAAGCGATATGGGACCCATTAGGATTACCCTCTTTACCTATACCGTTAGACTTTGATATTGCAGCATGGATACGTGCTCAGGTAGAGGCGGCAAAGGTCAAGGCAGAACGTGAAATAAAACGCATAGAGGATCAGGCAGAACAACTACAATCCGATATAGAGAACTTTGACATGGATGCAGAGATCACTAAAATTAAAGATGACATGTTATCACAGATCACTGATCTTGCGCTACCATTTCCCGCACCATTCAATATACCATTAAAGGATGTGTTCGGGGGTGATATTGATAAGAAAACTATCTGTATAGAAGATGAGATACATCAATTGACTACTGCGGCTAGGGATTGGTTCGAAAACGCAAAGAAAGGACTACTATTCGATTGGGTTAAGATTGTTAAGAAGTTTTTCAATGCTATAGGATTAGGTGCTATATTTGATTTTATTGACTTGACTTTATGTGACGTTCTTGGTATGATAGGTATCCCAACTTCATTCGATATAACTTTACCTGAATTGCCGCCAATCGATGTTGCAATTCCTGTATAAATAGTACAAAAAGAGTTGATAGACTAATGGCAAAGAATTTTTCAATAGAAGATGGTAATCTATATAACGCTCCGATCACTACATCGATTAAGCGAATCAACAAAGATATCGATACTAGTTTTACCGCAAAACCTTCTACAGGTGACATCTATAAGGTCACCGATGCTGCGGCAGTCAAACAATCAGTTAAAAATTTATTAATGACGGAAAGAGGTAAGACACCTTTCCGTCCGTATTATGGTGGAGGTTTGGAAACTTTTCTATTCTCTCTATCAACCGATCTAGAACCATCCGATATTGAGAACAGAGTACGACAAACTATTGAAGCACATGAACCTAGAGCAAAATTAGTAGACGTGGAAGTTACCATCAAAGAAGATTACAATGCCGTTAATGTGGTTATTGTATTTGATGTTATAGGATCTACTAAACGAGTAAGTCTAGGACTAACTATTGCAAGGACAAGATAAATGACTATTAATTCATCTGACTTAGATTTCTATGATATCAAGTCTAAACTAAAGACGTACTTCAAACAAAGTGATGAGTTTGCAGATTATGACTTTGAGGCAAGTGGGCTGTCTAATATTATGGATGTGCTGGCATACAATACACACGTCAATGGTCTTATTGCAAACATGTCAATCAATGAATCGTTCTTGAGTACATCTCAATTACGTTCATCCGTCGTATCTCATGCAGAGAGTCTAGGGTATTTCCCTACATCGATGACTGCAGCTCGTGCGGTGGTAGATGTTGAAATAACAGTATTGAATAATGCGCCCACATCTTTACCACTAAATGCAGGGTCCAAGTTCTTCGTCACAATCGACGAAACTAACTATGAGTTCTTTACACTACAAACCTATGAAGCGATTAATGATACCACAGGTAAGTTTGTATTTCCTAATGTAACACTAGTAGAAGGAAAAGTCAAGACAAAAACTTTCTTGGCTGATAGTAATATAGATGTACCATACGTCATATCAGATAATAATATAGATGTTTCTACTATGTCTATATCGGTATTCCCTAACGGAAACTCAAGCGAGTCTAATAGTTATTTCAATATAAAAGAAGTTGCGACGATTACCGATCAATCTCGTGTTTACATCGTACGCGAATCAATGAATGGTTTTTATGAAGTATTGTTCGGTGACGGTAATGTGCTTGGTCAGCGACCACAAGCAGGTAATATAATTTCAATCGAGTATATCTCTACCTCTGGGGTAGAGGGAAATGGTGGTTCTGAATTCAACCTGAATGAATATACGGGAGAAGACTACTCGACTAATATATCTTTGGTATCTGCATCAGCGGGAGGTTCTTCCCGTGAGTCTATTTCTCAGATCAAGATGAACGCGCCTCTGGCATTCTCTGCACAAAACCGTTTGGTTACTGCTGACGATTACACGGGTATGATCATGAGTAAATATGGTAGTTATTTAAGAGACGTTTCAACATGGGGTGGTAATGATAACATACCCCCACAATATGGTAAAGTTTTTGTTAGTTTAAATTTTGCTGACGGTATAAATGAAGAATCCAAAGCTACGGTTGAGAACTTGATCCGTAGTCAGTTGACATCCAACTTATCTATTATGTCTATAGATACAGAATTCGTCAATCCTGAAATTACTTATTTGGAACTAGTTACTAGATTCAATGTTGATCCAGTCAAGAATATTCCTGCCTCACAATTAGAAGTTGCGGTCGAATCTATTATTACTGAATATACAAATTTGACATTGAGTTCATTCGATTCATCATTCAGACGATCTAATCTATTAACTCTGATAGACAATCACTCCAACGCAATCCTAAACTCTAAGATGGAAGTCAAAGTTCAACAACGATTGGACATCGATTCTATAGTTACTGATTTAAATGTTGCTAGAAAAGCACTAGATCCTCAGTCAGAAGACTTGACTTTTTTGGAAAAAGACTTTACAATAAACTACCCAGTCGTTATCGCTTCGCCAGATAAAGATGATCATATTATTCAATCGTCTATGTTTAAGTGGTATGATAAAAACGTATTTGTTAGAAATGAACTGGGGTCTACCCGATTACAATTGTTTGATGTCAACGGAGATGTCAAATTAAGCAATGCAGGTTTCTATGATGCAGCTAAAGGTACCGTGAATCTCAGGGCCCTTCGTATTGATGTAGACGGTTACTTGAGCAGCGGATTAAAAATATCTGCAACTCCAGCCAACCAGAGCACAATATCCCCGCTGAGGAATTACATCATAAAACTAGACTCAAGTGGATCTACAGTAATCAGTAATACAGAGCAAGGGTCTACTAAGGTCTTATTATAATGTCCGAATTTCTAGAGAATCAATATAGGATTAATCCTAAATTCCACCAGAATCAAGTAAAGAGTATTCTACCTGAGTTTTATCAAACAGAATATCCTAAACTAGTTTCTTTTCTAGAGACGTATTATAAGTATACGGGTGAAGACGGATCTATTTCTTTTGACGAACAAATTCAAAGATTGTTCAATATAAGAAACATTGCATCAACAGATCTACGATATTTGGATCTATTAATTTCTGAGCTTAGCGATGGATTAGAATCTGCTTCGTTCTATAAGAATCCGCGATTAATGACAAGATTACTTGCGGACTTATATCGAGCAAAAGGAACACAAATATCAACTGAACAGTTTTTCAAAGCATTCTTTAATGAAGATGTTGAAGTATCTTATCCTAAGAAAGATCTCTTTATTTTGAATGATAAACCTGGCGGTTCATTAATTGGACCTCAGTCACTACACTATATTCAAGACGATAGACGATATCAAATATTCTCAGTTCTTTTGAGAACAGGTCTATCGTTATTAGATTTTGAAACGTTATATAAAAAACTGATACATCCAGCAGGATTCTATCTTGCAGTGGAGACTGTCACTCAGAGTTCTGCTGAGGTTGGTCTTGAAGCTGGAGAAGTTACAGATCCTCTAGAAGTACCTAACTATGCTATCGAACTCCAGACCAGACAGATGGGTTCACATGTACAAGCAAGATATTCTCTACTTACTATGGAAGAGAATGACGATATTGATAAACGAACTCAGGATCAGAAAGACACTGCTACAGGTATTGTCGTGAGTTCTTTAGAAACACTAGACAAATATGATGACATTTCTTTACAGCAGTTGGTAGATGATTTCACCACAGTCGCAGAATGGGCAGGCGTGAAATCCCCAACATTGGATGATGAAGGTTTAGACCTATCTCAAGATTATGAAACTTTAGACGCATCAGACCACTAATAACGGAATCCAAAATGACAAGAAGAATTCTAGACACAGGCGGAGCTGCCAACGACGGGAAGGGGGATACTCTTCGTGAAGCCAGTGAAAAAATTAATGCAAACTTCCAAGAACTTTATGATCTAACCACACTGTCAGGTGATGGTGATATTACTATAGGAGATCTTAGTGATATCGTTGATAGCTCTGTAAGCAAAGCAATCGGAAGTGCAGATCTAGGCGATGCTATTAGTAATAGTGCTACAGTAAGTTCTTTAGGTACACGGGTAACTCAGAACGAAGGATTGATAACAACACTTGATCAGCAAATCGCTGACATCAACACATTAATTGAAAATACTGATATCGGCGAAAAGGGCCCGCAGGGTGATCCAGGCCCGATAGGACCACAAGGATCTCTAGGATGGCAAGGTACTGTTGGACCTATAGGACCACAAGGTAGCGTTGGTGCTCAAGGAGAACAAGGTGTTCAGGGTAACGTTGGTGAACTAGGACCACAAGGTAATGTTGGTGCTCAGGGCGAACAGGGTGTCCAAGGTAACGTTGGTGAACTAGGACCACAAGGAGAACGGGGCGCACAAGGAGAACAAGGTGTCCAAGGTAACGTTGGACCATTAGGTGCACAAGGAGAACGAGGTGCTCAAGGAGAACAAGGCGTTCAAGGAAACGTCGGTGAACTAGGTCCTCAAGGAGAGCGGGGTGCTCAGGGTTTCCAAGGCGTTCAAGGTAATGTCGGTGAACTAGGACCACAAGGTAACGTTGGTGCTCAAGGAGAACAAGGTGTTCAGGGTAACGTTGGACCATTGGGTGCTCAGGGTATTCAGGGTTCTCAAGGTGAACAAGGTGTCCAAGGTAATGTCGGTGAACTGGGTGCACAAGGGGAACAAGGTGCACAAGGAGAACAAGGTGTTCAAGGTAATGTTGGTCCATTAGGTGCACAAGGTCAGCAAGGCGCACAAGGGGAACAAGGTGTCCAAGGTAACGTTGGTCCATTGGGTCCTCAAGGTGAGGCCGGCGCACAAGGTGAACAAGGTGTCCAAGGTAATGTTGGTCCATTAGGTGCTCAGGGCATTCAGGGTTCTCAAGGTGAACAAGGTGTTCAAGGAAACGTTGGACCTCTAGGACCACAGGGTGGACAAGGTGCTATAGGTGAACAGGGCATCCAAGGTAATGTTGGTCCATTAGGTGCTCAGGGTGATCGGGGACCACAGGGCTTCCAAGGTATTCAAGGTAATGTTGGTCTATTGGGTCCTCAAGGTTCGCCGGGTACGGTTGGTCCACAGGGTGTTCAAGGTAATGTCGGTGAGATAGGACCACAAGGAGAAGCTGGTGCTCAAGGGTCCACTGGACTTCAAGGTAACGTCGGTCCATTGGGTGGACAGGGTGTCCAAGGATCACAGGGTACTGTCGGTGTTCAAGGTAATGTCGGTGTTCGTGGTGCACAAGGTGAAGATGGACCACAAGGTTCTACCGGCGTACAGGGTGAAGTAGGAGATAAAGGTGCTCAGGGTGAAGCAGGCCCACAGGGATCTGCTGGTATTCAGGGCAACGTCGGAGACAAAGGTTCTCAAGGCGATAAGGGAGAACAAGGAGAGCAGGGTCTACAAGGAAACGTTGGAGACAAAGGTGTCCAAGGTAGTCAAGGTTTTCAAGGTTCTGTTGGCGTTCAAGGTAACGTTGGTGATAAAGGTGCTCAGGGAGACACTGGTGCACAGGGTCTAGTTGGTCCTCAAGGTGCAGTCGGAGACACTGGTGCACAAGGTGAAACTGGAGCCACAGGAGAAAAAGGTGCAACTGGTGAAACTGGAGCGCAGGGTGGTCAAGGTCTTACTGGTGATCCAGGCCCTAAAGGTCCAGCAGGAACTACGCCAGGCCCAGTAGGTCCACAAGGATTGCCTGGCGATGCGGGTCCTCAAGGACCAGCAGGTACAACCCCAGGCCCAGTAGGTCCACAAGGTGCTACAGGTGACGCAGGTCCACAAGGTGCTGTAGGTGATACTGGTGCACAAGGTGAAACAGGCGCACAGGGTATTGTAGGACCGCAAGGTACAGTTGGTTCTCAAGGTAGTGCAGGTGCACAGGGTCAAGCTGGTGCCCAAGGTGCGGTTGGATTCCAAGGTGCACAGGGACTAGTAGGTAATCAAGGTGCTGTAGGTGATCAGGGTGCTCAAGGTGATACTGGTGCGCAGGGTAATGCGGGTACACAAGGAGCAGTAGGTAACCAAGGTGCTGTAGGTGATCAGGGTGCTCAAGGTGATTCTGGTGCTCAAGGTGACACTGGACCGCAAGGTGCTGTAGGTTTCCAAGGTGCACAGGGATTAGTAGGTAATCAAGGAGAGCAAGGTGCTCAAGGCGCAGTTGGATTCCAAGGTGCACAGGGACTAGTTGGACCACAAGGAGAACAAGGTTCCCAAGGTGCTGTAGGTTTCCAAGGTGCCCAAGGTCTAGTTGGACCACAAGGTGAGCAAGGTTCCCAAGGTGCTGTTGGATTCCAAGGTGCACAGGGTCTAGTAGGTAATCAAGGAGAACAAGGGGATAAAGGAAATCAAGGCGAGCGTGGAGCTCAAGGTTTAGTAGGTCCTCAAGGAGAACAAGGTTCTCAGGGTGAAGTTGGATTCCAAGGTGCACAGGGTCTAGTTGGACCACAAGGTGAGCAAGGTTCCCAAGGTGAAGTTGGATTCCAAGGGGCGCAGGGTCTAGTAGGTAATCAAGGTGAACAAGGTGCCCAAGGTGCGGTTGGATTCCAAGGTGCACAGGGTCTAGTTGGACCACAAGGAGAACAAGGTTCTCAGGGTGCTGTTGGATTCCAAGGCGCCCAAGGTCTAGTTGGACCACAAGGAGAACAGGGTGCACAGGGTGCTGTAGGTTTCCAAGGTGCACAGGGACTAGTTGGTCCTCAAGGTGAGCAGGGAGGCCAAGGTGAAGTTGGTTACCAAGGTGCTCAAGGTCTAGTTGGACCGCAAGGTGAGCAGGGTGCCCAAGGTGCTGTTGGATTCCAAGGCGCCCAAGGTCTAGTTGGACCACAAGGAGAACAAGGTGCCCAAGGTGAAGTTGGTTACCAAGGTGCTCAAGGTCTAGTTGGACCACAGGGAGAACAAGGTGGTCAAGGTCCCGTAGGCTACCAAGGTGCCCAAGGTCTAGTTGGACCACAGGGAGAACAAGGTTCTCAGGGTGCTGTAGGTTACCAAGGTGCACAGGGTCTAGTCGGACCACAGGGAGAACAAGGTGGTCAGGGAGCAGTTGGATTCCAAGGTGCACAGGGTCTAGTAGGTAATCAGGGTGCTGTAGGTAATAAAGGTGCTCAAGGTGAGGTAGGTAATAAAGGTGCTCAGGGTGAAGATGGTCCTCAAGGTGAACAGGGTGGACAAGGTGCTGTAGGTAATAAAGGTGCTCAAGGATCTGTAGGTGACCAAGGTGCTCAAGGTGCCGTAGGTAATAAAGGTCCTCAAGGTGAGGTAGGTAATAAAGGTGCCCAAGGTGAGGATGGACCACAAGGTGACCAAGGCCCTCAAGGTGGGGTGGGTGATAAAGGACCTCAAGGTGGAGTAGGTGATAAAGGAGCCCAAGGTGAAACTGGAGCGCAGGGTGAACAGGGTGGACAAGGTGCTGTTGGAGATCAGGGACCACAGGGAGTTTCTGGTTCAGTAGGTGCACAGGGTCCAGTCGGAGGATTTGGTAATGCAGTATTGTTTGATACCAGCTCAAATCTACCTAGTAACATTAACTCAACTGCATCAGCTATGATTAGACAGTTCCGTACAGTGAACACTATATATGCTGGGGATGTTTATTGGCATATTGGAACTGGTCGTGTTTACAGGGCAACAGTTGACAGAATAAATACTACGACGAATTCCACTTTTACTGAGTTGACAAATAACCAAGGATTTGTGGATATGAGTGGACTACTAAATACAGGGACAGCACCCAATGAACGTATTGAGTTCACAAGTAACAGTATTGATATCTTTGACAATAGCAATAATCTAAGAGTCAAGATTGGTAAAATATCGTAATTGAATACACCCCCGAAAGGGGGTTCCACATACAGGTATATTATGTTTACAGTAATTGATAATTTTTATGCAGATCCCGACTCAGTTCGGGATTATGCTTTAAGTCTAGACTTTAATGTTTCGGGTAACTATCCCGGCCTAAGAACATCTCCATGTACCAATGCTGGTGGATATGTTGATTCTATGAAAAACTCTTTAGAGGGGATCATAGGAAAAGCAATAACATACTTTCCACTAGACAACTATAACACTTCCTTCCAATACACTACCGAAAACTGCAAGACATGGATTCATCACGATAAAATGTCCTATGCGGGAGTCGTGTATCTAACGCCTGACGCGCCTCTAGATTCCGGAACTGCAATCTATAAACATAGACAGACTGGAATTATGAAACATGAAGATTCATGTCCAGTAGATTTTAATGAATTCCAGTTGGTTGAAGGTGACTGGGACATTGTTGCAGAATCTAAAAATATTTACAACCGACTGGTATTATATGATGCGATGTACTATCATCGCAGTGTAGTTCCCGGCTTTGGTTCAAACCAATACGACGGTAGATTATTTCAGACATTCTTCTTTGAGGCAGAATAATGAAATTGATGACAACGTTGTTGACTTCCAACGACATCCCTAAGTTAGCACGATTAGTTAAATCTGCCCAACAAGTCATCAAAATTGAACCAATCGAATGGGAAGTGGTGATCGTTGTAAATAGTATTCATGAAGGATACTATGAAGATGTATGCGCACTTAATTTACCATTCCGTGTAGTCAATACGGAAAGTAATGGTAAACCAGGCCGTGGTAAAAATGCATGTCTAGATGTATTTCTAGAAAGTGACTGTGATTTTGTATCTCAGATCGATGGAGATGATTTTTTATATCCGTCATACTTACAGTCGTTGTGGAATCATTATAAGCATTATCCTTGCATTGATGTTCTAGGTGTGGTACCATGTGATTCTATTTGCAGTTGGGAATTGGTTTCGGGACATTACTGGCAAGTTAATGAAACTTACTTTGCAAGTGTATGGGGCACATCGATGTGCTCTCCTCACGAAAACTTAGGACCACAAGAAAGTCATTTGTTTATTGATGAACGTCCAGTGTCGGTTGACTTCATTATGTTGCAGAGTCGTAAGTCTGCACAAATAAAAATGAACGAAGATATTGGTAACGGAGAAGATCACGCATACACCTACAAGTTATTAGCAGAACACCAGAAGGGAAATCTGTGTTACTTCCTATCAATGTCAAGCGACTTATATTGTATCGATAGGACGACTGAAGGAAGTGCTCAGAAGGTTCATAGTTACGAAGAATATTTACAGCCGCTGAAGGACGAAGCACTTAAACATGTCTCCCAGTGGAGAAGTAGTGCATATGAACTTCCGGTAATATACAAAGACTTATTGATGAATCATCATCAAAAAGAATCATGGTTAAACAAATTTTTAAATGACTCATAAAAACGTTATAAATATAAGAATAATATTTCTAACATGCGTAGGATAAGAACATGGCAGCAATTGTAAGACAGACATTAAGTAGGAGCTTAGCGAAGGATCTGCTGATAGATATGCAATCTTCTGACAGTTACTATATTGGTATCGGTAAATCAGACGAATTTCCAGTTTCAGAAAATTCGGAAACAACTATAGACCCAGTAGACTGTCCACGTGATGAAAGAGAGTTCCGACATAACCTACAATCAATCAAGAAAATTGAGGGTTCAACATTCGTTGCCAAGAGAGTAAATTGGTCATCGGGATCGATATACACTGGATGGGATGACGCAACTTCTTCGGATATCGTAGAGCCATGGACGCCATTTTACGTATTAAACGATGCTAAAGAAGTATACGTTTGTATTGATTATGGTAAGAATGTAGATGGTACTCCAAAGCAATCTATGGTCGAGCCTAATTACGGCTACCATAAAGATCTTCTAGATTCAATAGATCCTACCAACACATGGGACCATACCAAAGTTTTTGAAACTGGAGATGGATATACATGGAAGTTCTTATACTCCATAACACCGGAGCGAATCTACCAGTTCTTATCATCCAACCACTTTCCGATACAAGAAACAGAACCAGATTACCACGGTGGGGATTCAATCGAAGACCTACAGCGTGATGTTCATCTTGCTGCTGTAGGTGGCCAAGTCACCCGTGCAAAGGTAATAACACAAGGTCTTGGTTACGTAACCGAACCTACGGTCACGGTAGTCGGTGATGGATCAGGCGCAACTGCTACTGCTGTTATTGACGCTGATGGTAAGGTCACTGAAATTAAAATGACGGACTACGGTTCTGGATACACATACGCTTCGCTTACAGTAACCGATGGCGATACCGAAAACTGTACGGCAGTACCAGTAGTAACTACCTCAGAAGGTCTGGGTAAGAACCCTATAGATGATTTGAAAACAAGTTCTATTCTAGCAGGTATCAAACCAGACGGTAATGTCAACGGAACATTTATCACTCGAAACACTTTCCGTGAAATGGGTCTTATTAAATCTCCGCTACTACCAGACGGATCTACTCCGTTCACCGGAACTTCGGTAAAAGTATTACCTACATTGACCTTAGAAGATACCTCACCATTTATATCAGGAAAACTTATAACGGGCGGAAGTAGTATTGCCAAGGCATATGTTGATCAGTCCGATGGTAACGTTGTTCATTACCATCAAAATGAATCGACAGGGTTTGTCGAGTTCGAAGAAAATGAGGCCGTAGTTCAAGAAGGTCAGGTTGCGGGTGTTATTGCAACGGGTGGATTGTCTCCAGTAAATGGTATAGATCGCTTCTCTGGTGAAGTCCTATATATTGAGACAAGAAAAAGAATCAGACGCGACGAAGAACAACAAGAAGATATCAAGATCGTAATAACCGTTTAGGATAAATCATGGCAGATTTTACAGATAAGACGTTCAGAGAAACTTACCGCGATTTTTACGATCCGAAAGATGGTTATTATCGTGTACTCTATAATTCAGGTAAGGCTCTTCAAGCACGTGAGTTAAATGAATCACAAACAATAATACACGAAGAGATCGCACGTTTCGGTCGTAACATATTTACAGAAGGTGCACTAGTCAGCCCAGGTGGTTCGACAGTTGATAATAGGATAGAATATATTCGTCTTGATGCTAATAGTGTTATAGATCCTAGTTTAGTTGGTGAGACTCTAACTAACGGTACTATACAGTTTATTGTCCTTGAGGCGTATAATGCAGTACCAGAGCAAGATCCATCAACTCTTTATGTTAGATATACAGATACCTCAAATGTAACCGACACAGATAAAGCACCTCGCGTTCAATCAGGAGACGTTTTAACTCGCCCAGATAATTCTACTCTTACTGTAATCGACGACAGTGAAGATGAAATTCCGGCAGCAGGTCGTGGCACTAAAGCGTACTTTGCGCCAGGCGAGTTCTTTGTACAGGGTCACTTTGTTTATATGGAAGGCGGAGAATCTTTCCTATCCAAGTATAGCACAGAACCGACAGCAGATATCGGTTTTGTGATTGAAGAATCAATCGTAGATGAGAGCGAAGATTCTAATCTATATGATAACCAAGGCGAAGTTCCAGACATCACTGCGCCAGGCGCTCATCGATATCAGATCAAACTAACACCCACTACTCGCGATCAAGTC